CTTTCAGCTTTGTTACGAAAAGCACTTTCTTTGCCCCGTACAAACCAGCGGCATGGAAGGCGGTTAATGTTTTGCCGGTCCTTACCTCCATACATAGGTAAGCAATCCCAAAGCAGCGGAGGAGGTTGTTAGCCTCCCCCGCTATTTTTTGTTGATAATCGCGCAGGATCATACCACTTTTTGATTTAAAACATAATTTCCCCATTGTTCTGCCATTGCCTTTGCGATTCCTTGGAAGGTTTTTGATCTTTCCTTTCCCCTTTCGGGTCCTGGAGACATTCGCCAAATTCGTTGCTCTCTACCTTCGACTATTTCAGTAGGAACTAATAAAGGGAGGTTTTTAATCCAAAGGCAGGTCGCTTTTGTTTCGCCATGTCCAAACTGCCATGGCTGAATGATCTGATCGGGCTTACGGTAAAGGCTGCTCATTATGCCTATTGGGTTTTCGACTACATCGCATAACTCAACCATTTGTAAAAAGAACTCAATAGATTTTTGCTGCCGTCCGTCTTTTCGTTTTTGGTCAAACCATCTTGCCCCGCTTACCGCTAAATCCGTACAAGGAGGGAAACCTATAGTTAAATCCCAATCACCTTTAATGGATTCTAAGCAATCTCCTTTTATATGCCATTCAGGATAACCCCCTGAGCAATCCTGTATATCGCAAGAGTATGCCTCTATGCCTAACTTTCTAAACTCAATGGTTACCGCTTGGCTTTCCTCGCAGGCTATTAATACTTTCATTTCTTTTGATGTGAAAGGTTATAGGAAAACTGCTTTGGCTGATCGTTTTCATGCTCGGCCAGCCACAACTTCTGCACGGCCTGAAATAGCTCCCAATCCTTTGTCGTATCATCTTTGGTCACCATTTGCCAGCCCACGCCCTGATAGTCACCCTTCTTGCCGTTGGTGCGAGTCTTGGCATTCAGCCAAAGGATGGCCACTCCATCCACTTCAACTCCCATATTCACCAAAGCCGCCTGCCGATAGGCCGCGAGCTGCAGCCAGTAGGAGTTATAAATTCCGTTCGAGGTCTTTATATCCAGCAAATATTTTTTGCCATCGATTGTACCAATGCGGTCCAGCGTTCCGGCAAAGCCAAGTTCAGGGCAAATCACTTGCTGCTCGATCATGTCATACTCTGGGGTAAACCTTGTGGAGAAGTCTACATAACGCTCAAACATTCCCCACTCCTCCATTGAGTACAAAGGCTGGCCTGAATCGCCCAGCAAATCGATCTGCTGGCCACGGTCGTAATCTTCGGTTAAGGTGTGAACGGTGGATCCGCGTCTGCCGGCAGCATCCCTGATCTCATCGGCTGATTTACCAACCTCCTTCATCCATTGCAAAAGCGCAAATGGTTTTGGATAGGCTTCAAGCAGGGTGGTGGCCGATGGATAATAGGACCCCGTTTCGGGGTCCACATAAAAGCGCGCATCGGTGAAGGTGATCTGGTTGTTTTTAATTTGAGTAAGCATGATTAAAAAGGAGCCTCCTCGCCACCATTATCAACCGGTGAGGGTGCCGCCGCACCAATCCATGCCTTTGCCACATCTTCCAGGAAAGTCATCATCGCTTCATCATCCCAAACCAGCTTTCCCTTCACCTTCTGCTTTACCATCTCAGGTAGGCCATTAGGGTCTTCCTTCGTAAATGCCGATGGAACCTTTGTAAAGCCATTGCCATCCTGGTCCTGATAAAGCGTGATGCCAGTGATCTTTTTAGATGGATCGTTTTTGTCCGTCATTTCCCAGGGCATGAACTTAACCGCCACCCCTTTTTTTACATTGGGCAGTGCCTTCAGGAATGCGGATGAGTACCGGCCAGAATATGGCATCTGCACCACGTACCGATCATCGCCATCGGTGAACACCACCAACCACTGCTTGCCGTAGTCGTTTTCCTTTGTTTCAATACCCGTGATCACCCCGGTCAGGTCCTTGTAAAATTCCTCATGAACCACCTTGCCGGTTTTGTTCACGCGCTCAATAGAATCCTTCGTTGCTTGTTTGTACTGGCGCACCAGTTTTCCGTTTGCGACCGACAGGTAAATGGTACCCGCCCCTTCGCCTTTGTTTAAAGCCATAAATTTTGAATTTTTAGTAAATAAAAAAATATTTGACAATTCTAAGGTAAGGTGTATATTTGATATTATCAAATTTTTATTATGCCACGAAAGAAATTGCCAAAAAAGGAAAAAAAGAAAGTAATCTGGTTATTTGTTAAAGCAAAAAACTATGCTAAAGCCAAAGCCGCCGCTAAAGAGATCGAAAGAAAGTATAATACAACGGAAAGTCATATCGCAGTATGAGGCCGCTGGCTGGCTGGTGGTAAAAATCATCCAATGTACCAAAAACGGATGGCCTGATCTTCAGTGCCATAGAAATGGGGTAACATTATTTATCGAGACAAAGGCCACCGGGGGAAAGCTATCCCCCCTGCAGCAATACCGGCACGACCAACTTAGAAAGCAGGGTTTTAATGTGCATACAATAGATAATATTTAAAAAACTAAAAAACAATGAAACAAGCAGAAATTTTTGTACAAAAAAAGGAGTTTATTTATTTGGAAAGCGTTTTAGGTTCTGGATATGAAGAGCAAGTCGCAAAACTTGCTATTGAAGATGGGGTGGCTTATAGAGCAGCCAGAAAAAATATGCAAATCCATTCAGCTATTATTTTAAAGCTGGATGATGAATTTTCTGGATTTTTCACATTTCAGGTTAATCACATTGCTAAAGAGTTTTGCCTTTTGCAGTCTGCCATGTCTTTGGGTAAAGAGGATAAAGAAATTTACAAAGAAATGGTAGGGGAAATTATAAAACAAAACACTTACGGCTACCCAATGATTATGACTGTAAGTACTAAACACAAATTAGAAAATCCAAAAGTTTTTGAATCGGTTGGTTTTAAAACATATCTTGAATTATCTGGATATGCCTATATGGTTTATGGTACTATGGAAGATGTAAGGTTGAAAAGACTTTGCCACGCTACAATGACAAACGCATGGACAACCACACGAGCCGACTGGTTAAAAATGAAAAAAGAGTGGAATTTAAAAATTGAAGCTGCCGGGGAAAAGCATGGTATTCCTAACCCCAAATTTGCAAGTCGAGAGGGTGGGTGGCAAGGGAAAAACGGTATGTCAAATGTAGTACTTGCTTCTCACACTATTGAAGATGGTGAAGTAAAACATAAAAAGGGGAAATCATTTAATGGAAACGTTTCTGTACTTGATCCAGTCGCTTGCGAAGTTATACTAAGACTTTTTATGCCGACAAATGGGGTAAGGGTTTATAACCCATTTGGGGGGGGTGTTCAGTTTGGTTTTGTTTGTGGTGCAAATGGGTATGAATATACGGCCAGTGAGATTAGGCAAAACCAATGTGATGCAAATAATGCTATTTGCCAGGATTTTGTAAATGTGAAATGGATAAAATCAGATAGCTCTAAGTTTATTCCAAAACAGAAATATGACCTTATGTTTTCATGTCCTCCATATTACCAAGTTGAGGAATATCTCGATTATGATGGTAACCCACCAGAAGGTGAATTGAATAATATCCCAACATACGAGCAGTTTAGGGATACTCTTTTTCAGGGTTATAAAAACGCACTTAGTATGTTAAATGATAATTGTTTTTTTGTAGTTATGACTGGGGATAGTCGTGATAAAAATGGGGCATATTATGGATGCGAAGCTGAACATGAGCTTTTCTTTAAAGAACAGGGTTTGCATATTTATAATAAGATTGTTTATTTAGAATGTGAGTTTACCAGGTTGGCCCATGCAAAGGTAACTTTAAACTATAGAAAATTCCCCAAGAGAGAGCAAAAAATACTTTGCTTTTACAAAGGTGATATGTCAAAAATAAAAGAGTTATACCCACCTATTGGCAGATTATGAAACCATATTCAAATAAAATATCATTAGTAAAAAATGGCCGAGGAGTTTACTGTATTGATACTACAATGGGCTGCAAAAGTGGTATGGAAAATGAACCCGGAGGGTGTTATGGTGATTGTTATGCTGCAAGAATCGCTAAAAGATACGGACACGATTTTGGTAAAACGATTATAAAGAATTTTTTAAGCAACGAACATAGAAGAGAAATTGTTTCCCAAATAAACAAGGTTAAGATGCCTTTTATAAGGATTGGGTGCAGCGGTGATCCATCGGAAAACTGGGGTCATACTATTGAAATTATAAAAGAAATAAGCAAATGTAATATTGAAATTGTTATAATAACAAGGCATTGGAACTTATTAACTGATGATCAATTATTATATTTATCTTCTTTAAATATTTGCTTTAATAGTTCTGTTTCTGCTTTGGATAATTCTGAATTATTAAGCCGATCAATTTATCAGTACAATAGGATAAAGCCTTACTGCAAATCTATTTTAAGGATCATTTCATGTGATTTTAACATTAATAACCCAGAGGGGTTAACGCTTTCACTTATTCAGGATAATTTATTTAAAAATGAATCGACAATAGACACTGTATTTAGGCCGTCAAAAAAAAATAAGTTTGTATTATCAGGAGTTATAAATGCAAAATATGAAATATTTAATGGTAAAAAACAGTTTGCAAGTAAAATGAATAGAAAAACCTATATGGGCAAATGTTGTACTTGTAAAGAAATGTGTGGGCAGGCTATTTCTACTAATTATAAATATTTAAATAAGAGGCCATTGGTAAAACAACTAACTATACTGTAATGATCAAATCAGCCAACTTTTACATTTCACAAGGCTGCTCCGTGATCGCCACCGGTGACACCAAGCGAGCCATCCTCCCCTGGAAAGAGTATCAGCTACGCTTCCTAACCGAGCAAGAGATCATGACTCAGTTCAGCCACCCCCAAGCTGTCGGCATTGCCGTGATCTGCGGTCAGGTATCTGGCAATCTGGAGGTGGTGGATGTGGACACTAAGTACGACACCACCGGCACCCTGTGGGAGGATTATAAAAAAGAGATCGAACCATTACTCGAAAAGCTCTACATCGTTCGCACCAAGTCCGGGGGATACCACATTTATTATCGCTGCGAAGTGATCAACGGCAACCAAAAGCTGGCCCGACGGCCGGCCACTGATGAAGAGATAAAAGATAACCCCAATGTTAAAGAGGTTGTCTTGATCGAGACCAGAGGCGAGGGGGGGTATGTGATCGCACCCCCATCACCAGGTTATGAGAAGCTCAGTGAGTTCGCTATCCCGGTCCTTACTCTTGATGAGCGTGAACTGCTGCTATCTGCAGCCCGGAGCTTTGATAAAATAATTGAAGAGGTGCGGCCCGACCCTAAGACCATCCAACAGGCCAGTTCCTTTAAAAAGACCCCATGGGATGATTACAACGAACGCTGCGACGCTGTTGCCCTGCTTGAGCAATATGGATGGACCTTTGTGCAGCGAAAGGGCCAACGATCACTGATGCGAAGGCCAGGCCATACGGATCAGTACTCCTCCGGTGATTTTCATCATGACCTTAACCTGCTGAAAGTATTTTCTTCTTCCACTCAGTTTGAGCTGGGAAAAGGCTACAAGCCTTTTGCCATCTACGCTTACCTGGCCCACAATAAAGACTTCTCGGCCGCTGCCCGGCAGCTTTTAGCCGATGGATACGGTGAGGCTGGTATTATGGATAAATATGGGGCTAAGGTCTTGCGGTCGCTCGGAGCAGGGGCTTCCCGCCAACAAATATCACAGACACTGATCACCGAGGATGGTCTTTCAGAAATAGATGCCGCCCGTATTATTGAAAACGTGGAGGATATAAACGGCCCAGAGATACTTACCTTTTGGGAGGTCTCCATCACCCGTAATAAAAGGGTGATCACCATCCTTCGCCACCGGCTGGTGGAGTTCCTGTATGATAACGGCTTCCATCTATTTTTTTACGATAAGCATAACGCTGCCTACCGGATCGTGCAGCAAAAAGATGGCCTTTTAGATTATGTCACCTCAGAGACTATCAAAAAGTTTGTCAAGGATTATGTGCAGTCGCTGCCCGACCGATTTGATGCCATCACCCCCACGGATCTCTTGGAGGTGATCATGAAGGGATCGGACACTTATTTTGGCAACGGCCTGCTTGAGTTTGTAGATGCAAAAGAGGTGGACATCCTTAAAGACACACCCACCGAGGCTTACTTTACTTTTAAAAATGGCATCGTCAAGGTAACGGGTAATGGCACCGAGCTTTTATCCTATGGTCAAGTCGGAAAGCCTGTCTGGAGATCTCAGGTCATAGACTTTAACGTGGATGTGGACCCATCCTTTGATGAGACGCTGTGCCAGTTCTACGACTTTTTAAATAAAATCTCAGGCGATAATATCCTTTACCTGGTCTCGCTCATTGGCTACCTTCTACATCGATATAAGGACCCATCCAGGCCTTTTGCCGTGATCCTGGCCGAGGAGACCGAGGATGAGAAAAAAGGAGGCGGCACCGGCAAGGGTATACTGGTAACGGCACTGGCCTATATGGCTAACATTGAACGGGTGGATGGTAAGAATTTTAAGCTGGATAAATCCTTTGCTTTTCAGCGGGTGGGCCTCGACACCAAGATAGTGGCTATTGAGGACGTGCGTAAAAACGTGGATTTTGAGGGATTTTACTCAATCATCACCGAGGGGATGACCATCGAGAAAAAGAACAAGGACGAGTTCACCATCCCTTACAAAGACTCCCCCAAGATCCTTTTCACGACCAACTACACCATAGCCGGTAACGGTGGGCATGGCAAAAGAAGGCAGAAAGTATTTGAGTTTACAAGCTATTTCTCCTCCTCCCATACCCCAATCGATGAGTATAAATGCCGCCTATTTGATGACTGGGACCCCGATGAGTGGAACCGGTTTTATAACATGATGTTCAAATGCGTGGCTGAATACCTGAAGTATGGCATACCGGTCATTGAAAACTCTGACCGCATAAAAAGAAAGCATATTCGCCTGAATTTTAGCCCTGAGTTCCTGGAGTGGTGGGATGGGTACATTGAGAACGGAGCGGCTAATTTTAAGGCTTTCCGGGATATGTACGGAGCCTACCTGGTGGCTAATAATATGGAGAAAAAGGACTTTTCTCAAAAGCGGTTCAGGGCAGCGATAATGGAGTCCTGTGAGCGGTTTGGCTATAATCTGATCACACGAAGGGAGGGGTATGAGAACATCCTGGAATATAAAATAGAAAAAAATTAAATCGTGTCAATCGTGTCGATCGTGTCCTTTTTTGCTCAAATTGGGGTGGTGGGTGTTTTTTATATTACTAATATTTATAATAAAAGACGTGATAGGACACGATTGGGACACGATTATTTTTTAAATCGTGTCCTTTGCAACTGGCTAATAATCATACTTTTTATCATATTATATACTCAATAGACATGATTTTTTTTCTTTTTTATAGGGGGGTATAAAATAATAATAATAATAAGAAAAAGAGAGGGGAAAAGTAATAAGGGGTAAGCAAGTATAGAAAAATCGTGTAAATCGTGTAATCGTGTCGGTGAGGTATTTTTCGCAGATTTGTATTTTTTAATTTAAATTTGAGTCATGGCATCAGGTAGACCAAAAATATGGGATGACCCAGACCAACTGGATCAAGCGTGTGATAGCTATTTTTCCCAGGAAGATTTAAAACCAACCGTTACCGGGCTGGCCCTTTATTTAGGGTTTGACTCTAAACAGTCTCTTTACGACTACCGGGATAGACCCTCTTTTTCTTACCCGATTAAAAAAGCCTTAACAAAAATTGAGAAATACCACGAAGAGGGCCTAAGTGAATACAATGTGGCTGGCCGTATTTTTGCCCTAAAAAATATGGGATGGAAAGACAAGGCCGAGATTGAGCATTCAGGTACTACAACTCCTATCCAAATAATTTTCCCGGCTGATGATACAATACCAGACACCGGTACAACCCATCCAAGTTAAGTTCACCAAAATAGGCAGGCGAACATTTGAAGCTATCCGTGATGGGTGGCCGATCATTGTGAATGAAGGAGGGGCCAGGTCCGGGAAGTCTTATGGCACCGTGCAATGCCTGATTTATCTTGCCACCCAAACTCCAAATTTAAGGATCAGCATCGTCTCGCATTCGCTACCACATATAAAGCGGGGAGCTTTTAGGGATTTCAGGATCATTATGGAGGAGTGGAAATTGTGGGATGATAACCGGTTTAGTTACACCGATTATATTTTCACTTTCAAAAATGGCAGCTACATTGAGCTTTTTGGGCTGGAGGATGAAAGCAAGGCCAGGGGTCCGGGCCGTGATATTTTGTTTGTGAACGAGGCCAATCTCCTGAAAAAAACTCTTTTTGATCAGCTTGCTATGAGGACCACCGGACAGATCATCCTCGATCTTAACCCGGCTGACCTGGAGTGCTGGTGCTATGACATAGCCGATAACCCTGCCAATAAAAAAATACATTCTACATACAAGGATAATCTGGCAAACCTGAGTCCTACTCAGGTGCAATACATCGAGTCATATCAGGCCGGAGACCCCTATATGTGGGAGGTATTTGGGCTTGGGTTAAGGGGTAGGGCCACTGACATCATTTACACGCACTGGAAGATTTGTAAAGACTTGCCTCTGAGAGGTGAGGTGTTTATGGGATGTGACTTTGGATATAACGTACCGAGTGCAGTGATGCTTTGCGAGCTTTACGAGGGTGCTATTTACGC